CTTAAAAAAGCCTAATTTTAGGATGGCTTTACTAGATGCCCTAGAACGTAACGGATTAATAGGAGTGGATAGTAAGGTTAGTAGGGTGCTAATAAATGGACTAGAAGCGGTCAAGTTGACTAAGTTTGGATTGATGGATGATTATATGGCACGGTTGGCTTATGCCCAAGAGATAAACAAAATCAGTGGAGTTTATGCCCCTGAGAAGCGGGAGAGTAAGAATCTTAACTTGAATGTCGATATTACCCCCGAAGAATTAGATCAGAGGATAGAGAGTTTAAGTAAGGAATTAAATAGCTAGTTTAGTCCCATAGGTTAATACATATAATAGAGTAGTAATAGTTAATATAGAGTATATAGAGTGTTTAATAGCTTGTTATGCGTGGGTGGTGATATTAATAGTAGTGTATGCGTAGAGTGTGATACATCAATCTTACCCATTTATAAGAATGTCTATATACATTATTAACCCCACTCCTTATAACCTATAACTATATATATCCTATTCTTAGGTTCAAATAGAGTCGCACAATATACATTCTGCGACACTGTAAGCCTAGGGGGGGTAGGTATGGGATGTCCCTTTGAATTTAAAAAATTACGTAAGACCACCCTTCCACTCTTATAACAAATTTTAGGTATAATTAGCCTTGGGTTTTAAAAAATTTTCTATAATAATTTCTATGGTAATTAAGTGTTAACAGATGTGTTAACAGAATAGTCTATATGTGTTAACTTTAACCTAAATAAATGTGTTGACACTTAGATTAAATGTGTTAACATATAGTATGAAACAAGTATCAATCAGGGAATTCCAATTGAAAGCAAATGAATATTTAAAAGATTTGCCAATAATTTTAACTCGCTATGGAGTAGCTATAGCTCAGATAATCCCCTGTAGCGTGTCTATACCTTATGTGGCTAATCCAACCAATACCACAGAATTAGTTTCTCCTCCATCTACAGATCCTACTACTTCTATTTTAGGAAGATGTGGTAAGTGTTTTGTTAAGGATAGAATTGAAAGGGTTAAATGGGAGACTCCAGATGGGACTGAATCAGAAATGAATTTATGTCAATCATGTAAATCTAAATTAGAGAGGGAACTTAATAGACTAGGTGGAACATTAAAAAGTAGTAGTTGAATGTAGGGCGGTATTCTCAGATTTGAATTCTGAAATTATGGGGTTTGATTCCCGACTACCCTACATCTAGCTACTATATTGTTTTCTGTGGGTCGGTAGCTCCTCTAAGGCCATGCTGGCCCATAGAAAAGAGTATTTGATATAGTTTTACCTAATGGACATGACTTAATTTATGGGTTAGGATTAACTATGTACTTATTAAAAACATTTGTAACAGGGTCTAAATCCTATTATTTTAAACATCCAATTGAGTGGTTGTCAGATGCTAGTAAAGAGGTAAAGTCATTCATTCAAAGGGGGCTAAGGGGCTATGCTGATTGTGACCTTTGGTCATTTGATTATTACCTGCGGACAGTGATCTCAAAAGGGATTTTAGACCTGGCTAATCACCATACGGGGTATCCCAATGGACTTACTAATCTTA